AGCATCAGCTAAAGCTGGTAGTGCCCCTAGACCTTCTAACTCAGGTGCTGGTAAAGCACCTAACTACAACGATGGAGAGGCAACTCAAAGCGTTGTAGCACAATCTAGCTCTAAAGGTAATGTACATCAAGAAGAAGTCGAAGAGACTGAAGATGAAGTACTAGAAGAAACACCTGAAGTAGCAGACGAAGAGATTGTTGCAGAGGAAGAAGTAGTCGAAGGCGAAGAAGTAGAATATGTTGAAGAAGGCGAAGAAGAAGTTATTGCTGAATCTGAAGAAGACGAAGTAGAAGCATCTGAAGAAGACTCAACAGAGGAAACTTTATTCGAAGAGGACATTGCTAACTTGTTCGCGGACGAGGAGCATCTTTCAGAAGAATTTAAAACACAAGCAGCTTCATTATTTGAGGCATCGGTTGTGGCCAGAGTCAATCAACAAATGGAATCCATTGAGGATGAGCTTGTTGAGGAAGCCAATAAGGCTTTTGATGAGGCAAAAGAGAAGCTCGTAGAAAATGTAGACAAATACCTCAGTTATGTAACTGAGCAATGGCTTAAAGAAAACGAGCTAGCTGTTGAGAACGGCTTACGCAACGAAATTACTGAATCATTCCTTAACGGTATGAGAGAAGTATTCAAAGAACATTATATTGATGTTCCTGAAGAAAAATTCGATGTGTTGGCAGAACAACAGTCTGAAATTGATGAGTTAAAATCTAAGTTAAACGAAGAGATTAACAAGTCAGTTGCAATCAGCGAAGACAGAGAACAACTACAAAAGGAAAAAGTTTTCCGTTCCGTGGTTGACGATCTAGCTGAAACTGAAGTGGAGAAATTCGCAGGTTTAGTCGAAGGAATTAATTTCGACGGCGAAGACAAGTATATTTCAAAACTAAATGTTATCAAGGAAAATTATTTTCCTAAAGCGAAAGCTGATGATAGTGATAAGCTAGAAGATAGCGTTGATCAAGGAACTTTAACAGATAACACCGTGATGAGTAGATATGTACAAGGTATCTCTCAAGCAGCGAAGTTTGATAAGGTTAAAAATTAACAATTTTATAAATAATTAGGTTATAGAAATAACAAACAAAGTAAAACAAGTAGAAACTGATGTATCTTTCAGAAGAACTACAAAATAAGTGGAGCCCAGTTCTTGAACATCCTGAACTCAATGAGATCAAGGACCCGTACAAGAAGGCGGTAACCACAGTAGTACTCGAAAACCAAGAGAAGGCTCTTCGTGAAGAAAAAGAAGCTCTTTTCGAGGCTACACATGCTAACCAAACAGGTGCAAGCGTTGATAACTACGATCCTATATTGATCTCACTAGTTAGACGTGCTTTACCTAACCTTATGGCTTACGATGTTTGTGGAGTACAACCAATGTCTGGACCAACTGGTCTAATCTTTGCAATGAAATCTCATTTCACCAGTCAAACTGGCGCTGAGGCTTTATTCAACGAAGCAGACACTGATTTCTCAGGTGCAGGTACACATGCTGGAGCTAATCCAGTAGACGGTACTTACACTACAGGAAACGGGGTATCTACAAGCACTGCAGAAGGTTTTGGAGACTCAACTACACTAAATGAAATGGCTTTCTCAATCGAGAAAACAACTGTTACTGCTAAGTCCAGAGCGTTAAAAGCTCAGTACACAGTAGAACTAGCACAAGACTTGAAAGCTGTTCATGGTTTAGATGCGGAATCCGAACTTTCCAATATTCTTTCTCAAGAAATTCTTGCAGAAATTAATCGTGAAGTTATTAGAACTATCTACAAAGTAGCAAAAACTGGTTCTGCCAGCACAGCTACTGCCGGAACATTTGACTTAGATGTCGACAGTAACGGAAGATGGTCCGTAGAAAGATTTAAAGGTCTTTTATTTAATATCGAGCGTGATGCTAATGTCATCGCACAAGACACAAGGCGTGGTAAAGGTAACTTCATCATCTGTTCATCAGATGTTGCTAGTGCTCTTTCAATGTCAGGTGTACTTGACTATGCTCCAGCATTATCAACTAATTTAAATGTTGATGACACAGGTAATACATTTGCTGGCGTACTTAACGGTCGTTATAAAGTATACATTGACCCATATTCTGCAAATACAGGAGCTGCTAGCCAGTTCTATGTATGTGGTTATAAAGGCACAAGCCCTTATGACGCAGGTCTATTCTACTGTCCGTATGTTCCACTACAAATGGTAAGGGCAATTGACCCTGCTACATTCCAGCCAAAAATTGGTTTCAAAACCAGGTATGGCATGATAGCTAACCCATTCGTAATGCAGTCAGACGGCACTACAGATGGAGACACATTTACAGCAGACAGAAACCAATACTACAGAAGTGTAAAAGTTTCTAACTTAATGTAATTAGGTCTTTTCGGAAACGAATTAAAACGGGCTACTAAGTAGCCCGTTTTTTTGACTTGAATTTATTTTTGATTTACAAATTCGTTGAGTTTAACAGCTACTGCTATAACATCTTCAGCCGTCATTGGTTTTAGTATAGGAAACTCAGGATAAGGAATATCCTTTGCATCTTGTGCTCTACAAACATCTTGATGATATTTGTCTACAGCCATATTACGGTTTTGTTCTACTATACATTGTGCTTGACTAAGCAATTCGGCTCGTATTTCAAAGCCTGATTTATTCTCTGACATAATTTTCTCCTGTGTGTGTGTCAAGTCCAAATTTATTTTGGACATACTATATATACAAAAGGTATTAGTCCTTCTTTACTTATGGTTAGACATAAAGTATTATAAATACTAATAAGACAAGGTAACTAATATGGCATATTCAAAAAAGGTAGTAGATAGATTTAATGATGTTTTAAATAACCCAAAATCACATGGAGTTGGCAGGTTCGATCCTAAAGACCCAAATGTTGCTACAGGCATGACGGGAGCACCGGCATGTGGAGATGTTATGAAGTTAGATTTAAAAGTAAATCCAGATACTGATGTTATTGAAGATGTAAAGTTCAAAACATACGGTTGTGGAAGTGCTATTGCTAGTTCTACAATGTTTGTGGAAATGTTAAAGGGTATTACAATGACTCAGGCTTTAGAAATTAAAGATAAAGACATTGCAGAAGCTTTAGAATTACCACCTATTAAATTACATTGTTCTGTATTAGCAGAAGATAGTATTAAAAGAGCCCTACAAGATTGGGACGAAAAAAAGAAACATAGAAATCATAATAGGGGGCCTGAATGATAGAATGGACCGATGAAGCAATGGAACAAGTGATTGAAAGATTAGAAAAGAAAAAATCACCTGGTATTAGATTAGCATTGTTAGGCGGTGGTTGTGCAGGCTTTAAATATGATTTTAATTATGCTGATGGACCTAATAACGATCAGGATGAGGAACTAGACTTTGGAAAATTCAAAATGTGGATATGTCCTATGTCGGCAGGTTACTTAGCTGGTACAGTTATTGGATGGCGAGTAGAAGGATTGGTAGAAGAATTTACATTTTGGAATCCAGCAGAATCTAGCGCTTGTGGTTGTGGAGAAAGCGTAGGATTTTAATGATGGAGATAAAAAATGGCAAAAACATGGAGTGGAAAACTCACACATAGTGGTGTAAAGAAAGCAACATCACAGGGCGTCGGAGGAAGAGGTAGAAAAGTTAAACTTGCTACTTCCACGATGAATAAAAACAGAAAAAGAAGTTATAAAAAGTACAGAGGACAAGGTAGATGACAACAACCAATATTACGAATGTTTCAGAAGCATCGTGGAGTAATGCTAACCCAAATGAGTTAGACTATTTGCGTCCTAACGCATTTAAATTTCAGATACATAACATTCCTAATACAAGTTACTTCTGTAACGCTGCTAACATACCAGAAATGAATTTGCCACCTGCAATTCAACCCAATCCTTTAGTAGATATAGGACACCCAGGCGATAAAATAGAATTTGGTACTTTAATGATACGATTCCTCATACAAGAGGACATGAAAAATTATAAAGAACTATATGATTGGATGGTAGGCCTAGGTTTCCCTAAAGACAGCAAGCAATTTGCAGAATATACAAAAACACAAAACTATAGGTTCCCAGATATATCACCTGAGAGCTCACAAGGGTTAGGACAGTATAGTGATGCTACACTTACCCTATTAGATTCAAACAACAACGCAAAAGTGGTAATCAGTTTCGTCGATGCTTTCCCTACAAGTTTACAGGGTTTGGATTTTGAGATAGTAACAGGCAGTACAGATTATATGATGGGTGTTGCTATGTTTAAGTACTCATTATTTGAAATCGAAGTCTTATAATACCAAAAGGTACAATAACTAGTTGACTCTTACATAGCAAGAGTCTATAATGTATATATTATGATAACTCTAAAAGAACTACAAGACATGTGGCAAGAAGACTGTAAGGTTGATGAACTTAACCTTGGACAGGAGTCTACACGCATACCAGAACTACATTCTAAGTATCTTAACCATTTATCTACACTAAGACTACAATGTCGCAGATCCCAAAGTGAATTATTTAAAATGAGAAGGCTGAAGTGGAAGTATTATCGAGGTGAGTTAGATCAAAAGGAATTGAATGAAAGAGGCTGGGATCAGTACTTAGGTAACGCTCCTCTTAATAATCAGATGAATGAGTTCTTAGACACAGACGAAGATGTTATTAAATTAACCGATAAATTGGAGTATTTAAACACTTGTTTGACCCTGTGTGAGAGTGTTATGAAGTCGATTTCTAGTCGTTCTTTTGATATTAAAAACGCAATTGAATGGACTAAGTTTACAAACGGGTCTTACTAGTGAAAAATATTTGGCCGGTATCTAGGAGCAAAAAAAGTTGATCAAGGTTTCTAAAAAAGACGAAGTACATATTAGTGTAGATACAGATCCAAGTACTGCACAAGAGATATGTGACTTCTTTACTTTTGAAATACCTGGTGCCAAGTTTATGCCTCTATACAAGAAGAAAGTATGGGACGGCAAAGCAAGATTGTTTAATATATACAACCGAGAATTATACATAGGTCTTTTGCCTTACTTGAAAGAGTTTGCAGAAACCTTAGAGTATAATATAGAAGTAAACATGCCTGACATAGGCGAAACCATAGACATAGATAGATTTACTAATGAATTGAGGTTACAATCCAATGGAAAACAAATCGAAATTAGAGATTATCAGAAAGAAGCGGTTACAAAGGCAATTAATGTTGGGAGAACTCTCCTCTTATCTCCAACTGCTTCTGGGAAGTCTCTTATTATTTATAGCCTTATCCGTTATCACCAACTGAAAGGTAGAAAGCAACTAGTAATTGTGCCTACTACATCTTTGGTAGAACAAATGTATGGAGACTTTCAGGACTATGCTACGGCAGACACTTGGCAAGTAACAGAAAATTGTCATAGGATATATGGTGGTAAAGAAAAAACAAATGAATATCCTATAACAATAAGTACATGGCAATCTATATACAAGTATCCTAAAAAATGGTTTGAACAATTTGAAGTAGTATATGGAGATGAGGCACACTTGTTTAAAGCAAAATCATTAACAACATTAATGAACAAACTTACAAACACACCTTTTAGAATAGGAACAACAGGTACATTAGATGGAACTAAGACACATAGGCTTGTACTAGAAGGTGTGTTTGGACAAGTACACAAGGTTACAACTACTAAAAAATTAATGGACGATAAGCAACTAGCCACATTAAAAATTTTATGTTGTATGATTAACTGGAAGGACGCACATAGAAAAGAAGTAAAGGGTATGACTTACCAAGAAGAAATAGATTGGATAGTAACACACCCAGATCGTAATGAAATTATAAGAAAATTAACTGTTGCACAAGACGGTAACACACTTGTTCTATTTCAATTTGTAGAAAAGCATGGTACAGTATTACATGAAATGATAAGCAAAACAGTTAAAGAAAACAGAAAAG